ATAATCTTCCAGAAAAATCTCTAAATAATAATCTAAATTGTTATTGCTCTTATATGATGAAAAATACTTTTTTCCAAATGCCATAAATTATACAGTTCTTAAACGATTAATTCCACCTCTTTGATTACTTATAAATATGTCGTTTCCACTTATTCTACCATAAACCTCTACTTGCTGAACACCACCAGCACCATTTAACATTCCTTTTAATTTGTCTAATGGAGCAACCACTTCTGGATTTGATGCTGTTGTTCCAGCACCCTCACCAACTAAAGCCATTGTTGGACCAGTAACTAATCCACCACTTGCTAATCCTAATATAGATGTTTTTGCAGCTGAAAAAGCATCACCTAATGAAAACCCTTTCCCACCTAATAAAAAATTGATTGCTGTCATTACAGCTAATTGTATCATAAGTTGTTTTAATGCCTTTTTCATGTTCTCTATAAAAGAACTAAAAAACCCTTCTTGACTATTAGCAGCTCTCATCATAGAGTTAAACATAATATCACCAAATAATTCTGTTGATGCATTATATTCTTTTTGTGCTTGTGACAATTGTCTTAATGGAGCCTCTACATTTTTTAATTGATCTGGTATTTTAGCAAGTTCTTCATTTAATTTTTGTACTGGCAATGAATCCATTGCAGCAATAAATGTTTCATCTGTTCTTGCTGTTTTACCTTTTGGAGTTGTTTTTTTTGCTGGTGGTTTTATAAATGGTATTTTACCAGCTAACATTCTATTTCTTATGTCATTTGGATCAGTTTGTGCAATGTCTTGCATTAAGCTAAAATCTAATTTTTTAACTTCCTCGTTAACTCCAAATATTGCAGTTTTTAATTTCTGAAATCCTTTTCTTGTATTATCAACAAAACCATCACCTTCATCTAATTTTATAAATAAGGCTGCTAAAGCTGCAACAATACCAACTGGTCCCATTATTACAGCATATAATCTTGGAATAAATATTATCAGTTTTTGCACAACACTTAAAAATGCAGCAGCAGCTTTAAACAATGGACCAAATGCAGCAGTAACTAAAGCAATGTTGATGGCTAACTTTTTGTTTTCATCACTCATGCCTCTTATTCTGTCAACAACACCTTTTAATGTTTTTATAATATCACTTGCTAAAGGCAATAATTCTTTTCCAAATTGTTGTCCTAATTCCTTTACACTTTCTTGTAAACTTCTTGTGCTGTTAGCAACTCCATCAATTGTGTTTAAATAATCACCTTGAGCATTTGCACTTTGTTTTATAACCTCATTAAATCTTATTTGTGTTTTTTCAACAAGTGTTAATTGATTAAAATTTTTACCTAAAGCCTTAAAAAACTCTGATTGCTTTAAAACATTCTCAGTTACGTTAATTCCTAAATTTTTAAGGGCTTCTGTTTCACCAGTAAATATGCCTTTTAATGCAGTTTGTGCTACATCAATTCTTACGTTTTTAAAAGATGCTAAATTCCCAGCTAAGCCAACTAACTCCGTACTCATTTCAGCAGCAGTTTTTTGTGTAATACCAATTGATGTTGATAAATCACCAAACAGCGATGCCATTTCTAAAGCTGATCCTTCTGCAATACCAAAATTATTAATTGTTGTTTTTGCAAATGCCTCAACTTCTTTAGAAGATTCTCCAAAACTTACATTAACTTTATTTAATGATTCCTCAAAATCAGATGCTAACTTAACAGCTCCAGCTCCCAAAGCAACAATAGGTAAAGTAAGATTTGTTGTTAGCTGATTACCAATTCTATTAGCATCTCTACTCCAGCGACCTAATTTTTTCTGAGCATTTTTCATTGACTTGTCAAAGCCTTTGAAATCAGCTCCAAACATTACAGTCAATTTACCAACTAAACCTAATCCCATTTATTTGTTATTTTTATGTTCTGACATTTTTTTAACATATTCTGCCTTTGCTTTTAGTTTTTCGTAATCTATTTTTTTACTACTTTTATCCCATTCAAACTCTATCAAATCAGTTGGCTTTAACCTTTTGCCTTTTGACATTTGTATGTTTAACAACAAAGTTGTTTGCCATCTTGTTCTTTCCCAATTGCCTCTTTCCCTAATATTCTCAAGCTCATAAAAGCCATCTAACTTATTCCAAAAATGTTTAGGCAAGTAATCATAAAACTCATTTACTCCCATGCCTAACTGTCCAAAAGCAATCTTCTCTAATTCTCGCCAAGAGAGTTTATTTTCTACTTCTTGGCTTTCTGCTTTTTTTCAGTATTGCCTCCCATTTGTTCAGCTAATATTTCCATTGCTTTTCCTATGCAATCAAAATCATTATCTATTAAATCAGCCAAATCATCAATACTTAATTTAAACTCTTGTTTTGCTGCTCTATGTCCATCCTCAATGCCACAATATATTAAATTTAAAGCACCATCTAATGTCATGTCCACACCAAGTTTATCTAAATCTTGCAATGATGTATTTGTTTTAGATGAATATTTTCTCAAAGCATTAAAACCAAACTTAATTGGCAGTTTTTGTTTGTTTATTTCTATAAAAGTATAATTCATTTTTTTGTTTAGTTTAGTAAGGATTGGAGCAATGGTACTAAACAAAAAGTACCAAAGCTCCTCACCTAATTTTTTAGTTTATTGTCTGAGTTAATTCACCAGTTCCCTCAATTGAAAGAGAATAACTTGCAGAATCTTCGGTACCGCCAGTTATACTTACAGATGTTATATAACCAGATCCAGAGTAACTTATATCATTTGATGATGTATCTCCAAAAATAAATGTTACAGCTTGTCTTGCGTTTAAAACATTAGTTTCTAAAACATCATCAATACCATCAGTTAAAGCTGATCCACCAGCATTTGTCCAAGCATAAGCTCCATCAATATCAATTGAAAAATCTCTTAATCCTTCTAAAATTTCTTTATATCCTCCAGATTCTTTGTTTGTAATTTCTCTTGGTGAATGATTAACATTCAACGTACAGTTTTGAGCAAATGCAACAAGATTATTTGTTCCAGTGCTATAAACTTTTATTTCAGTTCCATTTAAAATAGCCATTTTTTTTCTTTTTTATATTAATTAATTATTTTCTTCGGCAACTTTTTCTTTTGCCTTTTTTTCTTTTTTTTCTTTTAAGTAACCATTCTCTTTTAAAAAAGCAATAGTTTCTTCATTTTTTATTTCTAATATGCTACCAGCTTTATTTACTTGCCCAGCATACCTCCAATCTTTATTTAATTTTATTTTCATATTATTTTCTTTTAACTTGTCGGATTAATTTGTCTTATTTCAAAATCTAAAGCCTTTCTATAAATACCAGAATCACCACTTGTATCATCAAAAATATCATTATAGCTTTGAAATTGACTTGATTGTATTTTAATTGTAGCATATTCTGCTTCTGTAATTCTATCCATTGCAATTCTAATTTTTTTTGCTAAATCAGATGCTTCTGAATATGTTTCACTATAACAAGAAATCATTACATCATTTGTATCTAATGTTGATGGTCCTTCTTTAGTATCATTTGGCTGAACTCCAGTAACATCATAAATAATAAAAGGAAATTCAGTTTTTTGTGGAGCAACATTTGGAAATATTCTTGACTCCACTAATGCTAAAACATCAGAATCATTTGACAAAATATTAAATATTGCTTTTCCTATTTCCATTTTAATTATATCCGAATGTTCCTAATTTTCTTAATTTTTTTACTTCTTTAAACATTACAGCTCTTGCATCTGTTAGCATATTAGTCATTAATTTACTTTTTGTTTCATTGTATGCTGGTTTTATAAAAGGTTTTGCTGGTCCCCATTTATATGATGGACTTTGTGCATTTCTACCAACTTCAATCCATGCTCCATAAAAACCACTTTTTTCATTTGCAAAAGCTCCTTTTGCTCTTAAACCAACGTAACCACCCCCAAATTTCCTACTTGCTTTTGTAGTAATAAAACCAACTGACTTTTCTAATATTGTTGATCCAATAGTTCCTTTTTTAAAAGGCATACCAGAAATTTTTTGTTTTATTTTTTCTTGTAATGGTTTTGAGTTTTGTCTAAATATTCTTACTAAATTTTTTGGATTGTTTAGTTGTGCTGGAAATCTATTCATAAAATCTTGCAATTCTTTCATTCCTAAAACATTAACGCCAACTCTTGATTTTGTTCCAGCTGTTCCAGCTAATTTAGCAACTGTTGTGCCTCCTTTATTTCCAAATGTAATTGCCATTAATCTTTATTTTCACAAATTATTTCTAAAAATGCATCTCTTCCATCTATTTGATTTATAACCTTTGGAAAGTAATATTTACCTTCATAAGCTAATCTTGATTGTAAATTTAAAGCTGCCACATCTAAATTTCTAATATAAACATAAAGTTTAGTCATTCCAGTTATTTTTTCACTTTGATCTGTTCCTTCACTTCCACCCTTCCATTCTATTGCAGCCCAAACTGTTCTAAAAGTAGAATAACTTCTTGTTAGTTCACCATAGCTATTAGCTGATGTGCTTACAGTTTCAATTAAAACTCTTCTATCAAGTTCTCCTATTGTCATCTAACAACTTGTACTTTATATGTATCTAAAAGCCATTTAGCTGATTGTGGTAACTCAGTTGATATACGACCAATAACAACAGATTGTCTGTTAGCATACCAGTTTCCAAGAGTTAAAAGAATAGCTTGTTTTACAACATCTGGAACATCACTTGCAGCACTACCATATCCAACTGTATATCTACATTCAACAGCATCAACTCTTTGAGCAATACTTGGCAAAGTACCATCAACTACTAAATTAATTTGACATGGCTCAAATTCGTTATTTACAACATAATTTGAACTCGCCCAAGTTTGTTGAGTATTATCAGAATCATAATATTTAACATGAGCAACAGAACTTACTTTGCTTTTAAATAATTCATTTAATCCATTAAAACTTGTTGATGTTTGATTAACAACAGTATCAATAAAAAATCTATTTGTGTACTCTTCACTCACTTGAGTTGAAGCAATAATTAAATTAGTTATTAATGTATCATCTGCATTTGTATCAACTTTTAAATGAGATTTAGCCTCAGTTAAACTAACTGGATATGTAGATGCTGGAGTAACAACTTGATACGTTCTTTGCTCTTTAATCAAAGTTGTATCAAAATCATATGGAAAGCAATAGTTGTTCATATTATTTATTTATAAAAAAAGGGATGATGGTAATTCCACCACCCCTTTCATGAATTAATTATTAACTACTAAAGAGCAGTAGTATATTTAACAAATGATTCTCCACTTGCAACAGCCCAATCCATATGATTGTTCATTACTAATTGAACTTCATTATTAATTGCTCTACTATAAGGATTTACCAAAATGTTTGATGGTCCAAAAGTACAAAATTGTATTCTTGAAAAATCTCCAAATAAAGCATCTCCAGAAACTCCAGCAACACTTGCTGGACCAGCACTAAACCAGCCATTGTAACCCATTAATTTATCATCAACATAAGCTGGATAAACAGATGCTACTTGTGGTGCAGCTTTTAAAGCACTATATAATTCCCAAGATGAAACAAAACCTAAGTTACCATCTAAACCATGATTATTTGCAATTGTTTGAATAGCTTCTAATGCATCAGCAGCAGCAGCAGTTGATCCTCCAGCAACAGATTCAGTAAATGTTAAAATATTAGCAGCTTGTGAAATTGCATTTGGTGATCCACCACCTACGTTTGCAGATCCAAACATTGCAGCATCTATTTTGTTACCCATGTTTCTTCCCATATCTCTCATTACAGCAGCTTCAGCAGCAGTTCCATTTTGAGCAAGTATTACATTAGAAAGGTTAGCATATCCAGCTAATCTTTTTGGAGTTAAAGTAACTTTTTCAAAGTCAGCACCACCATCAGCAGCAGGAGCAACCTCTGTTGCCCATGTTACAGTTGATCCTCCAGAAATTGGAACAACAGTATCAGCAGCAACATTACCTAAATTAGTTACACCAACTCTACTCCATAAAGCATCAGCAGACAATGCATCAACAAAAGCAGCAACAGCTGTTGGAGCAATTGCAGAGTTAGTTTGGTCAATAGCTCTTTTTTCTGTCATGAATGAAGGTAATCCAATTCCTTGTAAACCTTTTCTTGCCTCTCTTTCACTTTCTTGATGCATTTCAGCTTCTAAACCAGTTAATTGCCCACCATTTCTGATTTCATTAACAGCCTTAAATAAGCTCCATCCTCTTGTAGCTTTGTCAGTATTTACAGAAGAAACTTTTGCTCCAGTAGATGCAGCAGCCAATTTCAAATTGTTTTCTACTTTTTCAGCTCTTGTGATGGCAACATCATTGTCATCAATTTTTGTAAGAATAGAATCCATGTTCTCATTCTCTTCTTTAGTTAAATCACGTTCTTCATTTTCAGCAACTAACTTGATTGATTCAAGCTCACCAATTAAATCTGAACGTAATTCTTTTAATTCTTTAGAATTTTTCATTTTTTTAATTTTAATTATTTAATTATTTTCTTTTTTTTAATTCAATCTTTAGTTTTGCTAATGAACGGCTAACTAAATCTTTTTCTTCTTTTACTTCTTCTATTACATCAACCTTCTTTAATGTTTCTTTGTATTCTGCTAATCCTCTTTGTGCAATAGTCAAATCATTAGCATCTTGATATGCTGGATAAGTAACTGGAGAAACATCATATAATCTTTTAATCTTTTTAATAGTTCTTAAATCATTGCCATTATCATCAGTTGTCCAATCATCTTCCTCAACAGTAAATGCAAAACTACTTTGTGTTATATCACCTCTCTTCATTGAAACAGCTAAATCTTTTCCATAAGATGTTTCTGGCATTTCAAACTCATATCTTAATCCATGAGCATCAGCTTCTAATTTTAAAGTTCCAGATGTATTTCTTGCAAGAATAAGATTTTGGTCATGATTAATTAAAGCCCTAACATCTGAGC